CCTGTAGTTACACCAAATTCGTTTCCTACTTTACCAATTTCAACTAATTCTGGGTCTTCGTCTAATTCAGCAGGAAAATCTGTATCAATTCCAACACGAGTATCATATATTTTAGCAGCACCATAGATATTTCGGATGTATTGTGGTGCAATTCCAAGACTACATGCTGAAAATGGTAGTGTGCTACTGCTAGTAATGTATGGATAATTTCCAGTATTGATGTCTAACCAATATCCTTGAGCACCTTCGCATAGAATATTTCCCCATAATTTCTCGTCCCAAATATGTCCCCTAAATAATTCGACACAATCCCGAACACGCTTACCAATTCTTGCGTATTTGTCTCTATAACAAGGTGCAATTCCACGTGCGGTTGTTCCTAATCGCGCCTGATATCTCTCGCGATCCTCCAAGATGTGTTCGTCAGAAATAATATGAGCTCTTGGTGAAACTTTTACTAAATTTGGGTCAAAACCTTCAGCCTTTAAATACTCTAATTCACGATAGAAGTCTTCAATATTTATTACACAATCAGGACCAATAATACTAGGAACACCATAAAATATACCACTAGGAATAAGATTAGTTTTATAGCGTTTCCCATCTTTAACAATAGTATGTCCAGCATTATTTCCACCTGCCCATCTACAAACAAAATCATAATTACCTACTTTAGCTAGATAAGAAACTAATTTACCTTTACCTTCATCGCCCCATGCTAATCCACAGCAAATATCAACATTTTTTATTTTACGGTCGTAAATATATATTTCACGCTCAGGTAATACTTGACAATTCTTGAATTTCAATGATTTGGGATATCCATAACCAAATTGTGCCGGTGTAATTATAGTCCATGGAATTTCACCATCAACAAATCCCATTTCTTCATAAATGTATGCTACCAATGCACTACACCAGAATACATTTGTTTTAGTTATATTTCCTGCTTCAATTCCAAACGCTGCTTTAATCCAATCTATCACATTTGTATCATATTTCTTGTTGTGAATTTCCATATGGATTTTATCCAATTTTCTATAAAATTCGTCATCACGCGTACATTCTAATTTACGACAATAGACATTTGAATAATTATTAACAAATGCCTTGTTTAATGGAACTAATTGAACCCCAAATTTAATTTCATTATCTTCACTATCAGGAGAATCAGTGTAGTTTGATTCTAATAAATAAAGTCCTCTTAATTTTTCACCATATGTGAAACAAGGATCGCGAACCACAATACCAATATGATTATATTTGCTGTTAGTCAAGTATTTAATAACAAAATCTAAAAAATTACTGAACATTTGAAATACGCCATTAGTATTAGGTACATGTGAAAAAAGTAAAATATCTCCAGTCTGTAAATCCTCCATTTACTTTATAATAATACTAAACAAAATAAAACTTTAAACTTTCTTTAATTTTTCTTTTTAGTTCCTTTAATTCTAAAGGGACCTTCATTTTCACGTGGTGCTTTCTGATACCAGTAAGAGTGTGGAGCGGCAGTATAACTATTTCCAGGGCGATTTATTCCAATTGCTTGTTCTATTGCTCCTGGTGGTGGATTTGCACCTTCCAATAAATAATTTGTGAAATAACTACTTGTGGGATATACTGGTTTAGGAATCCATGCTCTATCAACAGCACGACCACCATATAAACCCCCATTCTTCATAGTGGGTTCAATGCGAACATGATAACTATCTCCTCTATGTTCTAGTGGAACACTACTTTCTTTATCAACTGGAATATCTTCCAATGCGTTAAGGCATTCTGTATTTTTACAGTATTTTATTTTATTACAACTCATCTATATAATTATACTTATAATACTTATAGAAAATTATTTTTTTTTTATTTTTTATCTAAAAATGTGCTTTTATTATTAATTAGAATATCATATTTATCACACCATTCTTTGGCATAAGATACCTGTGATTTAATAATTTTATTCAACTCGGATAAATTAGGTTTATTTTCTATAAGATTAATTGTTTCTTCAATGCTTTTCCTTTGATGATTATAGTGAAGAGTATTTAATTCATTAATTTTATCGTTAAGACTAGTTGGAATATCGCCTTTAAAAATTCTCTCTAATTTTGCTCCTTGTTTTTCAATAATATCCCATGATTTTATAACAATAAACAGTTTTTGGATATAGTTTTCAGGTAAGCCCCTAAAATCTTTGCAGATAATATACTTTTCTGAGTTAGCTGGACGACTAGTGACTGGTTTATGAAATAATACATTAGAGTAGCAACAGCACAATAAATAAATAAAAAATTTAGAAAACTGACTATAGGTATCAAACATTTTACAAATAAAAGTCCCACCAACTGCCTGATTACATATAGCAGTAACAATTTCACAAAAGATAATACGATAACTACTCGCTTCCTGATTATTGAAATTTTTAGAATAATCAAACCCTCCATCGGCTGTAATTAATTTAGCCAATTGATTATTACTACTAATATATTTACGTAGATGTTTTATATTTTCAACATTATAAATATTACCAGAACCATCCTCGCCATAGTGAATTTTTACATTATTATTTTCAATAAGAAACTGATAGGATTTATCCCAACCAGGTATTTCTTTATTGGTAGATTTTAACGTAATTGCATTAATTTTATCACAAGCATCATGGTATTTTTTACGATAATTTACTAGAGCTTCAATAAATCCACCAGGTCCTTCTGCAATATTCAAAATATTTTCAGATTTATTATCAAAATGAAGAAAAGAGTGGTTAAATAATAATTCCCACATTTTAAAATAAGACCTACTTAATGGGTCAATACAAGCTATACTCTCATATTTTACCTTTCTAGAAGGCATATATATTAATTCATATGGATTAGTCATTTTCTTATTTTTATCCCAATCTTTAATATCATAATTGTCTATGAGATTTTTTAATGCTCTTAATTTAATCCATTCTTCTTCACACTCTTCTTCACATTCTTCTTTTTTATTAGAATCTGAAGAAGAATAAGATAAAAAAATATCTGGTAGATTCAACTCTTTTTTTATATTGATTTCAAAAATCATTCTCTTTAGTTATCATCCTCTACCTTTAAATCTTTTTCAAATATAAAGTAGTCATGCATAAAACTATATTCTTTCAAAATATCAGTCATTTTTCTCGAATCACCATACTGAGTTTTTAACTTCAATAATTCAGAGTATTTATTACCAAAATCATTAATAGCCAAAACTTTTAAACCATAGTCAGCTGCTACATTAGTCAATAAATCCATATTCACTAAAAATTCACGTGTAGTATTGCCAATAGACTCAAAATAGACATCAACTGGCATTCCTAATCCTTCCATTGTATTTGGAAAGGAGTCGGAATCATATGCCTTTGTTATCTTCCATATTAGTTTTTCTTTTTCATCAAATCTTTCAACACTGGTTTTTCCAGCTAAGGTTTCAAATACTCTAGAACCATTAAGACAAGTTCCTATGAATTTCCCTCCTTTAACTAAATTTTCACTTACATTTACTAAAAATGTTCTCAATGATTCCTCATTTTCAAAGAAATAGTGGATTGAGAATTGGCAACTAACAACATCAAATCCACCACCATTTGCTAGATCACCTATTCCATAAAATTTCCTTAATTTACTATTTTTAACTTCTTCTAATGGAGCACGACCTTTTATAATATCTAAATAATATTGATTTAATTCGTCTTTTCCAGCACTAGAATCATTAACATTTTTTGATGTATCTGCCCATATCAATAAAATATTATCCAATACTTGTGGAGTTGAATCTTGAGAATCAGTAATTCTATTTAAAACACGATTTGCTGCGCCATTATCTACATTTTCAAGATTATCGCGATTTAAATCTAAACCTACACACATTCCTAAATCGGCATCAATCCAATGATTTAAATCACCCAATTTACCACATGATAAATCAAGTAAAGATGCACCAGATTTTGAAACTGATTTTATTAGATTCTTTTTTAAGAAAGAGTGATAATCAGCTAAACTCTTACTGGTTAAGTCCTTTCTAGCATTTACATTAAAGTAATAGGTCTCTTCGCGAGTTTCTCCAACAACACCAGTTTTAATCATATTTTCAAGAATTGGATTATGGAATGTTCTCCAAACATTATTGGCTGTCATAA